ACTGCCGATCCCGTTGGCAGTGCCTCCGTAAAGGTTGGCGTTGGCCTGCCCGGCGGTGAGCGCGGACTGTGCCGCAACTCCGCCCGCCATGTTATTGTTCGCGCTGACGCTGTTGGCATAGCCGGTCCCGACACCCGCAACCGCCCCGGCGCCAGAAAGCCCAACCGCCTGCTGGTTTGACAGCAGCCCCAGATAGTCCTTGAAAAAGCCGGTCGCGGTATTCTGGCCGTAGGTTTGCAGCGCCTTCAACGCCGCTCCGGACTGAAGCGCCCCCTTGGCCGCATAGCCCTGGTTGATACCCTTGTTGCCTTGGTCGATCTGGAACTGATAGCCGGTCGAACCGAGGTAATTCTTGAACGCCGCATCATACGGCGAGCCCGCTGCTGTGCTACCCGTGCCGGGGGCGGGGCCAGCGGGCGCAGCTTGTGCCTGTTGTTGTTGCTGCTGATACGTTGCGGCGAGGGCCGCATTCTGGGCAGCCCCATACGAACCGGGGCCGGAGCCGAACAGCCCGCCGCCGTTAAAAACCGGGGCGCCCTGTTGCAGCCCCCCGAGTGCACCAATGACATGGCCAAAACCGCTATTCACCGGGACGTTGCCGAACAGCCCGCCGCCGCCATAAGTGCCTCCCGTTGTACCGGCCGGGACCGCCGGGCCATATTGCTGGGTTCCTTGCGCCGGGCCTGCCTGCACCGATGGACCGCCCAACCCGAGCAAAGCGTTGATCGCATCGCCCGCCGAGTTGCCCCTGTTGACGTAGGGTGAAAGAAGCGCCTTGTTCTCGCCGTAGATCTGCGATTGCAGCGCGTTGTTCATTTCCGCCGTTTGCGTCGCCGCATCCGCCGCCTTGCTCGCGGCTTTCTTCTGCGCCGAGGCACTAAGTAGCCCGCCGCCGATCCCGGCAGCAGCGCCGATACCCGCCGCAATTACGACTGGAGGCATGGTTCATTCTCCAACAGAAAAAGTTCGTTCTCGCCGTTGCGCGTCGCAACCAGCCCTTCGGACTTCCAGCCCATCAACCGGGTGAACGTTCGCACCTTGCGGTCATTTTCCGGGACGAGTGCCCAAAAGCGTTTCGCGCCCCGCTCGCGCATATAGTCGAGCATCGCATGGCCGAGGTCCAAAGCGGCCCGCCCGCGAACGCTGAAAAAGACGTGAACCTCGTAAGCCCCCGGCCCGCGCCACGCGAACATTGCGCCGCTGTCTCCGTCAACCAGGCAAACGTGCATCGGCTCGGCAAGGAACTCGGCAAGGTCAATTCCGGGAAAGGACTTTCCCGCGACGGCGTTGACTGTCGCGGGGTCCGTCTCGCGGCGAATCATATATAAATCGCATATGCGCCGGGCGGCAGGACATACCCCCCCGTCAATGGGGCTCCCGCCGCCGCCGGGGTCATTACCGAGCCAACGACGTGCCGTGGTTCGATTTGCGCCGCCGTGGTTGCGCTAGTCGTCGAGGCATAAGTTACCGCGCCGCCCGCGCGGCTCGCCTGATCGTAGTAGATATAATATTTCGTCGAATATGCCAGGCCCGTTAGCGTTCCGCTGTTGACCGACACGCTCGTTATCGTGCCGTCGGCGTGCGGGTAATAGCGGGTGTGTGCGCTGATCGTGATTGTAACGCTCGCGCCTGCGTCGGTGGCCGTGATCGTCGCGCCACTTACATAGCTGTTGGCTAATTCCTGCGCCAACGTGATCGCCGTCGCGGTCGTTTGCGCGGTCGTCGCCGCCGTGTTTGCCGTTGTCGCCGAAGTTTGTGCAGTAGCGGCGGCGGTGTTCGCCGTGTCCGCCGAGGTCTGCGCGGTGGCGGCGGCAGCATCGGCGGCAGCGGCAGCAGCGTTGGCGGCATCGGCGGCGTCTTGCGCGGCCTGAATCGCAGCCAACTGATCGGCCAGCGAAGTGTAGGCAGCTTCGATCTGCTCGACCAGCTTTTGCCATGTCACCGCGAATGGAAGGGTTGCGCTGCCATCCTTGGTCGTGATCGGTTGCCCCGGCGCGAGGCGTTCGAGCTTAATTCCCACGCGACCGTCCCCCGCCATCCTCGTTGGTCAGGACATTGGACAGCCGCACCGATACCGGATCGGAAACCCGGAACTTGAATACTGCGCCGGGAAAATCGAACATGCCGAGACGCAGCCAGCGAGGGCGGGCTCGGTACTTTCCTTCCGCTCCCAGCTTGGCTGGGCGCCATGCCGACCACGTCACCCCGGCATCGCGCGACAACGCCATCTCAATAACCGGATCGGACCCTTGCCCGGTGAGCAAGGTCGTGTGACCGACACTGACATCGACCGCCAAGCTATCGACGACCGCCGTACCGCCCTTGAGCGGTGCCGCCGCCGTGAACTCGCGGACCAGTTCGGCGCCGTTGTCGGCATAGCCCGAGAAGGTCCACAGCTTGCCTAACACATCATCGCCGAGCAGGATCGTCAAGCCCTGAGCCGTGGCGCACTGCCCCGCAAAATTGGCCCGCCCATAACTCTGGAACTCGCACCACTCGCTCGTCGCGGCGTCGTAAACATAGGTGCCGGTGACAAGGCGCATACAGAAGAAACTATGCCCCTCCTGGATGAAGCCGAACACCGAGGCCGTTGCGCTGGCGGCAATCCGCTCCTCAATCCCATGGTTGGACAACCGCTCGGGAACGTCGGAGGTGCGATAGACAATCCCGTCCGAACCGACCCAGAACAGAGCGTTGTCCATTTCGACCGAACAGCCGGTGGCAAATACACCCTTGGGGAATAGGCGTTGCTGGATCAGTGAGAACGGAAGTTCGAGGCTTCCCGTGTAGAACCACGGTTCGATCGTAGATTGCCCCATCAAATAGAGATTGCCGCGCATTGAAACAGCGTCGAGCAGGCTGTCGGGCTCCGATTCCGCCGAGGCAAAATCAAGCGCATCCCACGACCGCCCGTCCAGTTGCGCCGACCAGTAGTATTTCTGCGACCCGTCCCTTGCCGCGATAAAATGCCCGCTGATGAAGGTGATCGCGCGGACATTGGCGCTATCGGGAAACGTCACCGCGACGGTGTTGGTGCCGTTGTAGCTGTAAAGCGTTGTCCCCGCCGTCACGAGCAGTTCAAGCCCCGACGCCGCGAACGATACCGGCCCAGTCCCCGCAACCGCGTGGAGAAGCGTTGCCCCGCGATAGAGATTGCCGCCCGACACGGTGAACACATCACCGCCGAACGTTCCGGACTCACTGAATACCCCCCGGATCGGCCCGGAACCGACCGTTGAGCTAGTCGTCAACCCCTGCCGCGATAGCAGCACAACGCCATTTTCAGCCGAGGGCGTCGCTTCCAGAAACATGTTGACGAGGCGGAACTCGGGAAGCCCCCCTCTGTCTCGGCGATAACTCCCGCTCCCGTATTTGATCGCGGGCATCTAGAAATAGTCCGGCGCTGTGCGGTTGGCATCGCCGCCCATCTTGAGCGAAAGCCCGGTCCTGAACGAACCCGCCTGACGCTGAACGCCCTGCCCAACCTCGGTTCCGAACTCTTCGGCAAAGGCAATGGCGAGACAGGCGCTAAGCCCGCCCCGTCCCCGGCCCGCAAGCGGCGCCTCATCATCAAGCGATAGGTCGCTGATCGAAACCCATGCGCCGCCCGAGTAGAGATAGCGCGAGACGGTTCCGGCAACCGTATCGATCACCTCGACGAACGCCATGTCGTAAGGCGGGTAATCTGACCCATCGTCACTGACCGTCACCGGGATCGTGACCACGGCGCTGGACGTAACCGTCACCCGTTCGTTGGGCGCGGCTTCGTAATCGCTGTTGGTATAAACATCGGCGAGGCGGCCGAACATGCCGTTCGCGCCCCATTGCTCATAGAGGTTCTGTAGCTCGTCGAGGCCGTCCGCCATATCGTCGGCGGAAGGCTCCTCGCCCGCCGCATAGATGCGGGCCTTGCGGAGAGAGCGCGTAATGATGTCGCGGCAAGTCACGGCCATCTAGCGTTCCCTTCGTGAAGTATAGGACCGGCCCGCGCCGGATGAACGTGAGCGGCCACCCGCTGGAGAATAGGTTCGGCCCGACCCGCCGGACTGGCCCTGATCGCTTGCCCTCAAAACCAATGGCCGGACTGGCAAGATCGGAACAATGACGGTAGTCTCTGCCGAGACCTGCGAACCACCCGAGGCCATGCCCATTGCTTGCGCGATGAGGACGGCAAATACCGCTGCCCCGCTAGTCCCTGCGCTTGTCCCGGTTGCGGTAACGATCCCTGTGCCCGTTGCCGCCGCCGACCCCGCTCCGCTCGCCGTACCCGTCGCGGAAACCGTACTTCCAGCCGGGGCAGCGCCCGTCGCCGTACCCACACCGCTCGATGAACCGACAGCCTTTGTGGTAGCAGCAGCAATCGCGCTTGTGGCGCCTACCCCGCTGGCCGTTGCTGTGGCGCGAGACGTTGCCGCCCCGGTTCCAGTTGCTGCTCCTGTTCCACTCGACGAACCCGTTGCCGCCGCCGTCGAAACCCCTACACCGCTTACCGCCGCTGAACCCGCTGCCGAGCCCAAGGAACGGGCCGACGCCGCGCCAACCCCGCTTGCCGCCCCGCTGCCACTGGCGCTGGCCGTCGCAGTTGCGGTTGACTTGCCGACCCCGCTGGCCAAACCAGCCCCCGCGCTACTACCCGCCGAAGCCGCCGTGGAAGCGCCGACACCAGTTGCCGCACCTGTTCCACTGCTTGATCCCGTCGAGGCCGCTGTTGCCGCCCCTGTGGCGCTTGCCGCGCCTGTTCCCGCAGCAGTGCCCGTTGCAGGCGTGAGCGCCACACCCGTCGCCGCCGCCGCTGCGCTGCCCGATGCCGAACCCGTTGCGGCAATGACGTTGCTGCCAACCGTTGGCGGGGCGGACTTGTAGGGATGCCCGGCCGGGAGATCGGCCTGCGTACCCCAGCGGTATGCGAAATATCCTTCCAGCTTCTGACGGTCGGGCGCCGAGATCGCATTGGCCCAGACGACTTCCGAAATCGTCCCGTTGAGTTCCTGCCCTGCCTGCCCCCCGACGTGCCCACTTTGCCCGGAAGTAGAGGCATAGGTGCCGTCGGCAGTGCCGTTGAGGTAGAACGCGCCCGATGAACTGCCGTCCATGACGAGCGTGTAATTGGTCGTGGCGGCAAGCGTGGTGCCCGCCGAAAAGTCTCCCCCGGCGTAGGTTCCCCACTTTGACGCCGCGTTGCTCCGCAACAGCATCGTTACCGGGCTGGCGGTAATGCCGACATAGGAAGCGGACGCAGCAGTGGCAGGACGAACAACAGCGGCAATGGCGTGCGGCGAGGACGGTGCGCTGGCAATGAATAGACTGCCCGCCCCGGCGCCTCCGAAGGTCACGCCCGGCAGCGAGTTCGGTCCCGAGGTCTGGCTGTAGATCGGAGTCGTGCCAAGCGCGTGACGCGCGCTGCCGGACTTGTCGGACCATTGCGTGACCGCGCTCGATGCGTCCGTGATAACCGATAACGCGTCCTGGGCATCGACCCAGAACAGCAACCCGTCGAGATCAAGCGGCGACCATAATGTCCTCGGCGCCGGGGAACGCTTCGTCAGCATCGGCGAAAGCGATGCCTTGTTTCCTCCTAGCAGCGACCCGAAGGGATGGACGATAAACTGCGCCACGGCGCTAGGTCATGGGTGAGATATCATAGTCCTGCACGGTCATTGTTTCCGCCGTCGAACCAGACCGAAGCACCTGAAGCGAGGGGATCAGCGTCCCAGTCAGGTCAACCGATGCCGAGACGACCGCCGCCGACGCCGGGATGAGGATCGGCTGGGCAGTGCTAGCAATGACTGCCGGACCCGCCTCGAACCAACCTGTCCCGAACAGCGTTCCGGTCGCACCGAGCGAGCGGGCATGAATGTAAAGCTCGGCATTCCACGAGATATTCGTTTGCGAGGCAATCAGAGCAGTGGCGGCGCTGGCACACACCGAAACACCGTTGGCGTCGGCGCCGGTTCCGAACAGGATCGCCAGCGTCAGGTTGCCCGGCGTTGCCCCGGTGGTGATCTTGCCGAAAGCGCGAATGCGGAGCTTGCGGCCCGGCTTGTTGAAAAACTGCGTCCCCAGATTGTAACGCGCAGCGGGGATCAGCGCCTTGTTCGTGGTCGATAGCGTGACCGCCGCTTCATCCGCCGAGACAAGCGGGTCGATCGTCTCGTGCAAGTTGAATGATAAACCGGCCATGCCGTTACTCCCCGTTCAATGCGTTGTCGCGCGCGGCAAGCATCAATTCGCGCACCTTGTCCGGGTCGGTAATCCCGTCAGCAGACGCCTTTTCGACCGCAGCGATCATCGCCGCCTCGATCCTGCGCGAGGTATCGCTGGCCTCGCCGTTCCGGCCAACGGCGGCACCTGTCGCCTTGACGATCTTGGACTTGGCCATGACTAAGCCTCCGTGATCGTCGACGCGGTGGTCAACTGCGGCGTCACGCCGTTGCCGGTGACAATCGACGGGGAGATCGCGCCCGAATAGAGGATTTTGGTTGCACCCGACGAGGCGACGCCGACGCTGAAATAGGTCGCCGTGCCCGACCCGCCCGTACCTGCCGGAAAGGTAATCGCTGCAACCGGCGAGGTCGATGCCGCCGATGAAGCCGTCCAGCCACCAGTGGTCCGTGCCACCGCGACCCGCGCATAGCTGGTATAGGTGCATTCGCTGGTGGACTGCGTGCCGCCCGCGCCGGGATCGGCAGTGTGTAGCGCCACGTAAAGATTGGTCAGCGGCGAGGTCGCCGCATTGTCCGCGATGTTGGCAATTGCCGTCGCGTTGAAGATGAGCTTCAACAAATCATTGTCGAAGGTGGTGGATTTACCCATCGGACGGCTTTCCTAAAAAGTTAGGGCCGAGGTCTCCCCCGGCCCTGACCATTACTTGGCTGCGGTTTCCTTGCCGCTCAGTTCAAAGTGCGGATTGCCCGCCAGCTTTGCTTCCAGAGCGGGGGGAATGTCCGTCGCCTTGCCCTTCTCGAATACGAGACCAAGGGTCTCCATGACATCCGGGATATCCCGCTTGCTCGCGGGGATCGATGTATCGCCGACGTAAGTTGCCTTCATTTCAACTCACTCCTTAGGTTGCAGCGGTGAAGGGATAGGCAGCGCCAGGATCTTCGACGAGATACTCGACAAAGACGTTGAGTGTGCCCGCCGAACCGCCGCCGGTCCCGATGGTCGCCGTCACAAGCCGCTGGCCGAGGCCGACGTTCTTGAACAACTCCGTACCGACCGTGTTGGTCAGCGGGGTGTTGGCGACCACCGCCGTGCTGGCGATGTAGCCAGCCGGTGCCGCAACCGTGCCGACCGTGATCAGCGCGATTGCCGCCGTGTGGAACACGGTGACTTTCACCGGCACCGCGTAGTCGGGAAGATACCCCAAGTTGATCACGTCCGCCGCCGAGGTCGCACCCAGAGCAATCTGGAAATGCTCGCCCTTGAGCGAAGATGCCGTGCCATGGCTGGCAACCGGCATCTTGTTCGTGACTTGGAGGCTGTTGTACGTTGCCATCAGTCAAGTCCTTTCAGTTAGGGGTTAAGCATCAGCCGATGCGGAGGCGTAGCCGGTGACGATCGAACGCTGGACGCCGAGCTGGTGGATCTTCTTGACCCCCAGCAACTCTTCGATGCCAACCCCCTTGCGGAAGTCGTAGTCGGCGAGGCGCGTCTTGGTCTGCGGCATCTGGCCCCATGCAACGGCCAGCGCACCGGCTCCGCACAGATACAGCGGCTCAACGTCCGAGGACGAATTGCCGACACCCGCAAGCATCTGAATTTCCGGCTCCTGCCGAATGATGAGACCGCGATAAAGCAGATCACCACCCTGGAAGATCGGGTTGTTCTCGATGCCGTTGCCTTCACGCGCGCGAGCATTGCTGTCCGCCGTGACGATGGTGGAGTCGAGTTCCAGATCGCGGAACGCGCGCGGGCCGACGAACACCACGAACCACTCCTGCCCGGCCATCTGGTCGGACTGGTACGGCGTGATCTTCGCGTCCGCCGCCATGCGCTTCATTTTCAGAAGCATGGCGGAAGTCGCCTTGTCGTTGGTCGTGTCGACGTTGAGCAACGAAGTCGCATGGACGTTGCTGGCGTTGTTCGACTTGTCCTTGCCGAAAAGCACTCGGTCGCTGTTGAGGGCGAGCCAGGTGTTCTTCTGCGCTTCCGTTGCCGAGGCATAGGGGATCGTCGAAAGCGTCGCGTCGTTGACGGTCAGCGCGCCCAACTCACGGATGATATCCGTCCGCAGGGCCTTCGATTCCCAGTTCTTCAGCGCGGGCTTGGCCGCGTCGAGCAGGTCGATGTCGGTCTTGTATTGCTCCGACTTGGGAACAATGACGGCATTGCGCCGCCAATCGACAGTGACCGGCATGTTGCCCGAGCCGAGATTTTCCTCGTTGCCTTCGAGAACCTGGCTGCCGGAAACGCCCGAGCCGCTGAGTTCGCCGATAAACGGCACGATGATCGTCTTGCCCGCGTCCGACTGGAGGTCGTACATGGTGACAATGATGTTGTCGTTGCCCGAACCCATATAGGGTTTGAACCGCGACGCACGGATGTAGGTATTGAAATAGTTCTTGCGCCATTTGGTCAGCGCAAGACCTGCATTAAGGACAGTTTCTGCCATCGGATTTACCTTTTACCGATGACCTCTTTGAACATCTCTTCGTCGCTCTGGACCGGCTCGGTCAGGATGCTTCCTGCCGATGGTGCCGAGGCAAGGCTTCGAGGGGGTATCGCGGAGGTCGTAGGGGGTGGAGGCGGTTGCCCGCCCGGTTGCTGCAACTGGCCCTGAGCAGCCTTCCACGCCTGGAATTGAGCGAACTCGTCCGGCGTGACTTTCGACGCGATTTCCTCGCGCTTATACTCAGAGACCACAAATCCTACGGGGTCGGGCGAGCTGGCGACCTTGGCATTGAAATAGGGGTCTGAATCGCACTTGGCGAACCCCCAATCCTTTGCCGCCTTCACCGTTTCTTCGCCGTGCTGGATGGAAGCGATACGCTCGGACCAACGCAAATTGGTCTGGTAGAGCGCCTGTGAGACTCTTGCCTCTTGCGCCGCAGCAAACCCTTCCGGGTCTTCATACGGATCGGGCATCTGGACCTGCGGGGCCGGTTGTGCCGCCCGTAATTGGGCAAGCTCGGCTTCAAGCGCTTTCCGCTTGTCCCGTTCGTCCAGCAGCGCGGCGAGCGGAGGCCGCTCGTCTTGCTTGGGAGGTTCGGGCGTTACAGGTGTATCGAGCAGCAATTCGTCCGGTTGAGGAGCCGGTTCCGCTGGCGTTTCCGCCTTCTTGGGTTCCGGGGCGACCGTGACCGTTTCCGGCTGATCGTCATCGCTGCTGGTATCGGCCAACGCGGCCGCCAGAAAGTCTTCGTCTTCCATGGGTTCCCCTCGCTCGCTGTATCGTCGCGGCGTTCACGTTGCGCCCGGTCCCCGGCGGCGAGCCTGCTGATTGCGTCCAGCGGTGACGAAACGCCCGAAACCCGGCGGCGGTATTTGCGGCGAACCGCGAATTGGTTATCCGGCCTGAGCGACCAGATTGTTATCGATGTCCGGAATGGCGTCGATCATGTGTGCCGCGCCAATCGCCTCAAGCCGGTTGCGAAGTTCCTGCGCCTCGGCCCGCGCCTGCGACAATGCGGCGTTGGCGGCCTTCAACTTCACATCCGCTTCGATCCGTGGATCAACTGGCGGCTGCTGCTGCGCCTGTTCCTCCTGTCGCGACTTGCGCTTTTCGATGATCTTGCGCTTTTGCGGCAGGTTCGAGGCTTCCAATATATCGTCGAACGGCACTTCCTGCGGGCCATAGACCTGCGCCAGCTTGACCAGTTCGGTATATTGTTCCTGCTGGACGTTGGCCGTGTCCGCCGTCGTGTCGATGATGATGTCCATGTCCATCTCGGCGGGGCGGTTCTTTACCCCCGTCACGACTTGCTGCATTCCGATCTGCGGCTGTCCGTCCGGCCCCATGACGATGCCCTGAACTTCCTGCACTTGCGGCTCATTGACCTGCATGAACTTCGCCGCGCCGATGTCGTCGGTCACGCGGATCGTCTTTTGCTCGGTCCAGAATTGCTTGATGCGCGCCCACATCTGCCGGTAAACGCGCAGTTCCAAATCCTCCAAGCCACCCAGCACCGGGGTCAACTCGGTCAGACCCGCCTGCTGGCGAACCAACTGCGCCCGCCCACTCGCACTGAGGTTCGACTGACCAAGAACAGCTGGGTTCGGCCCCATGCGCTCAAGCTCGGCCTTGGCCTCCTGCATCCGGCTGAACTGGCCTTGCGTCAGGTCGCCATTGTCCGCCGCCTGAACGCCATAGGGCAAGATACCATCGGGCCGCGCGGCCTCTTCGCGGATCGTGTTGGCGTCAATGGCCGGGCCACTCTCGTCGGTGATCTGCACCCGGCGCGAGTTGAGCATGTGCAGCGCCCGTGAGCGCGACATGTTGATCTCGTCCTGGATCGGCACCATTCCCTTGACGATGCCATAGCGCCCATTATCGCGGTCCACGTTGCACGACTGCGCGACGATCGGGTTGCACGGGCGCCCCTTCTCGTCCTGATACTCACTATCCCCGGCGGACAGGATCGCGCCGCCGTAGAAACAGACCTTCTTCCACCCGCCTTCGTTCAGATATAGTTCGACCACCAGCACGCGGTTGCGCTTGACATCGGCCCAGCCCGTCTGCGGCTTGTCCTGGTCATCGAACGATACGCTCGTCGGCGTGATGCTTTCCGGGTCAATGTCGGCCTCGGGATAGAGCTTCTTGACCGCGTCAACGTACATCCATTTCGCGACGCCCATGAACCGGGCATCCTCGAAGTCATAATCCCTGCTGTGCGGGTCATAGATGAACTCGCCCTGCCGGATGATGCGGGGCCACGGGTCGCCTTCCTCGTTGACCTCGACAATGACAGCGGCAACCCCACCGACCAGATACGCCTTGGCCGCGTGGAGCTTGGTTCGCTGCCAACGCGACACGTCGCTTGCATAGCGCAGGCTATCCGTAGCGACCTCGCTGACGTCGTCATCTTCCTCATTGCGGGGAAAAGCCCTCGGGTCGGCCTGCCCCTGCTCCAGCACGCCCAAAATGCCGTTGACGGCGGGGGCGATGCGGTTAACCCAGATCTCCGGCTGCTTGCGCTTGCGCAGCGCCTTGATCTGGTCGCTGGTCCACTGCTTGCCGTCGTAATAGTCCCACGCGGTGTCAGCATCGAGGCGGGCCGGCATGGTGTTGTCGCGGGCCTCGCTGTAGAGCCGCTTCAGATAAGCGAGGTCGAACTTGTCCTTCTCGGCGGGAAGCGGTGCGGTGTTGCTCATACCACCCCCGCCACCGATGCCTTGCCGCTGTCAATCAGATAGCGCGCGAATGCCCGCTTCAGTGCCAGCGTTTCGCCCGCACTTGCCACTGGCAGCGGGTAGAGCGCCGAGAAGTTCTCAACCGCGACGATGATGTTGGCCCGCGCCGATCCGGCAAGCCGGTCGAACTCGTCGTTCTTGACGGTCAGGTCATGGTCGCGGCGATAGTCGCTGGTCATTTCAAAGCCGAAAGCCGTTGGACGGCGCGCTCGCACCGCTTGCGCCAGTCAAGATGCTTGGCATCCTTGTCGGAGGCGATGCTGGCGAGGCGATGGCCTTCCAGAACGAACGCTAGAACCTTGTCGGTCATGCTTTCCGCCCTCCCGATTTCATGCTAGTCAGCGGCCATGACTGAATGGAAACCGATGTTCACCGCGCCTCGTGACGGGACGTGGTTCTTTGCCCTCGAAGAGGACTTCTCGGGCGTCTCAATGATTTGCCTGAAAGAAGACGGCTGGTATTCGTTGTCAGAACTGGTTGATGGCCCAGAGGCCAGTTTAGAATCCTACGCGGCGTGGACCGACGCCCCCGAGGTGCCAGAGCACCTTATGTGGCTTAACCGCGCAAAGTCTTAAGCAACCTTCCAGTCCGCTGTGACGGCGTCGCGCGTCGCCCACATATCGCGCGGCCTGTTCTCGCCGCCGGGCTTCACAATCGCCGGATGGACCTGATCCAGGACCCGGCCCATCAAGCTTGCCACATCAACTTCGTCGTCATGCTTGCCCGCTGGGAACACCAGAAACTCGCTGATGTCCGCGCCCGGCTCGATGAACACGTTGCCCATCGACGCCCGCGCCTGAAACCCTCTCGCGCGGGTTGCCTTGTCGTGGATCGATGAAACCCATTCCATCCGGCAGCGCACGCCGCGTTCGCGCATCCGGCGAATCAGCATCGGTTCGACCGCCTTCTGAATAACCCCGGCCTCGCCGAACCATGCGTGGGGTTTATGTTTGGCAATCAAGTCGAGCTTGGCGTCGATCCATTGGTCGGCGGGGGTTTGTCCTCGCCAACCATCAAGGCGGTATATGTTGTCATCTGGGTCCACGCCCCAGACCCGGTGGACGGTCCAGTCGCCCCTACCATCGGTAACGGCGTAGTCGGATGTTCCGTATATCCGCAGTTTGGGCAGCGGCAGTTGCCATTCATTGAACCACCCTCGCTGGAAGAAGGTGCCCTCGTCTGGCTGCGGCTGCTGTTGGTACAGGGCAGACCATTCACGCTGGCCGATACTCGCCTTGATCCGCTCCAATGCGGGAACGTCATACCATTCGGGCCATAGAGCCTCGCCCGCGTTGCTGATCGCGGGGAGGTCCAGCACGGTCCATTGGTCGGGCTGCTGCTCAAGCAAGCGCCCGGCTAGATCATCGGCGTGCCATCTGGTCTGGATAAGGCATATCGCCGCGCCCGGCATCAGCCGCGTGTAGAAGGTCGATCGATACCAATCCCATACCGCTTCACGTCGCCGCTCGCTGTCGGCCTCCTCGCGGTCCTTGAACGGGTCATCGATCAGCGCAATGTCGGCGCCGCGCCCGGTGATTGCCGTCCCAACGCCCGCCGCAACGTAAGCCCCGCCCTTGTTCGTGTTCATCCGGTTCGCCGCCTGGCTGTCCGCCGCCAGCGCAACGCCGGGAAAAACCTCACCAAACTCAGGCGATGCGACGATGTTGCGAACATTGCGCCCAAAGTCGCTTGCCAGGTCGCTGTTATAGCTCGCCGCGATGATCTGGCGGGATGGATCGCGCCCCAGGCACCATGCCGGGAACCGCTTGCTTGCTAACTCACTCTTGCCATGCCGGGGTGGCATGAAGATCATCAGCCGGTCAATCTCGCCCCGCTCTACCGCTTCAAGCCGCCTTGCGATCAGTTGATGATGCGCTGCGCTCACATATTGCGGGGCGGTGTACTCAGTGAACGCTATCAGGCCGCGTCGGGCTTTCGCCGCCCGCACCTCGCGCAGCGTCGGCAAGGATTGTTTCCAACTCGTCGAGCTTGTCGGCGCTAAGGCTGTCGAGGTCATAACGATGCGTCACCTCGGACTTGCTGTTGATCGTCAGCTTGTCGTCGTACCGCTGCGACCACTTGCCGATCAGCCTGATCCGCGTGTCGATCCGAATGCGCTTCACGTCCGCCGGAATCTCTGGATCGTCGGCAATGTCGATGCACTCATCGGCCAAGGCATCGCAGCCCAATTCTCTTGCGCGCGCGGAATGCGCGAAGGCGTCGGCTTCCTTG